GAAGCCAGCGATGAACTTGTAATGGCTTACACCGAAAGTCATTCGGGTGTTTCTTCTGTAGTACCAATTACCTCAGAAGATTTGAAACTTAAGGTCTATGGTGACTTGACCACAACTGGTAACGTCACAGCCACCTACCTACACGGTGACGGGAGTGAACTCACTGGTATAGTTACAACACTACAGTCCGTATCCGATTTCGGAAACACAACCTCGAATACCCTTCAACTTACAAATGCCACCACAGGTCTATCTGTGGATAGTAATATAGTTGTTGGGGGCAACGTTACGGCGACTTCATTTATCGGTGATGGTTCAAGTCTCACTGGAATTGACACTGGATTTGACGCAGATGTGTCTAATATAGCCATAGGGACATCTGCTGGTGCAGTGGGGGCAAACACCGTCGCCATAGGGAACCTAGCAGGTCAAACAGCACAGGGTCGTGACTCTGTTGCCATAGGGCGTCTAGCTGGTCAGACAACTCAAAGACATGAAAACGTCGCAGTGGGGTCCCAAGCAGGTCAGACAGATCAGAAAACTGGTACCGTCGCCATAGGGTATCAAGCGGGTCAGGATACTCAGGGAGATCAAGGTGTCGCTGTGGGTTGGTTGGCTGGTCGGTTTAATCAGGGTTTCGGTGGGGTCGCTGTGGGAGGAGATTGTGCTCGATACACTCAGGGAGTCAGGGCCATTGCCATGGGGTACAATGCGGGTTTTTTAAATCAAGGTTCCAACTCTGTTGCCATGGGGTTCACCGCGGGTTATTCGGGTCAAGGTTCCAACTCTATCGCCATAGGGTACGAGGCTGGTAAGACCAATCAGCATGACAATTCCATTGTCTTCAATGCTACTGGTACTGTCTTGGATACAACCGGTGTTAGTAGATTCTACGTGAAGCCTATCAGATCCGTTGCAAGTGGAAGTCGTGTCTTAACCTATGATGATTCGACTGGAGAAATTATGAATACTACAGACTTCGCACCCCAATCTACTACCTACACCAAGACCGAGGTAGATAGTGCCATTTCATCAGCGGGAGGTGGAGCTACTGTAGATGATATTTATCCTGTTGGAAGCGTGAAAATTATGTATTCGGCGTGGTCTGGATTTTCGGGGCAAACTTGGGTTCTTTTTGGAAGTGGGAAAACACTCGTCGGGCAGGATACGAACGACTCCGATTTCGATACCTTACTTGAGACTGGCGGGTCTAAAACGCATACACTTACCATAGCACAAATCCCAAGTCATCAACACCAAATTAATCTCAATAAGTATGGTAGCGATGATTTAGGTACTTGGACGCATCCTAATCCTAAAGCTGCCGATGGTAATTCTAATCAGATGAAAGAGTATGATATGATTGGTCGCTCCGTAGCCGCGGGCAGCGGTCAATCTCACCCGATAGTCCAGCCATACCAAGTTGTCCTTTACTACCGAAGAACAGCTTAAATATCTATGTGAATAGTAGGATGTCTTTCGTCAATTCAGTCAGTTCAGTCGCCGTTCAAAGCGTTATGAAAACGATGTAATCAACCCAAAATGGTCTCATCGCACAAGATATTTGGTATGATGTTCCAGAACTTCGTTTTGTAGTTAAACCAGGTTTAATTTCCTTGACCTATTATAATGGTCACGACAAGTTTACAATCCTTCGAAGGGAGTGTGGGGATCGGAACGGATAATCCGTCTAAAACCCTCCATGTAGAAGGTAATGTTCATATAACAGAAGACCTAAATATTTTAGGTAATATCATAATCCAGGGGGAAACAACGACAGTGGAAACAACTAACCTCAATATTCAAGATCCAATTATAGAACTGGGGAAGAATAATTCTTTGGGAACGGATTTGGGTATTATTATGACTAGACCGGGATCAAATGTAGCCGTCAGTTTTTTAGAAGCCAGCGATGAACTTGTAATGGCTTACACCGAAAGTCATTCGGGTGTTTCTTCTGTAGTACCAATTACCTCAGAAGATTTGAAACTTAAGGTCTATGGTGAATTAACCACAACTGGTAATGTGGTGTCTTCTAATCTTACGACAGGAAACATAAATGCTGAAACTGTAACCACAAATGTATTGATAATGACAGGTGAGGGTAATCCATTTGTGCCGAGTGGTGTTATTGTTATGTGGTCGGGTACAATTGCTACGGTACCAACTGGGTGGTATTTATGTGATGGCCAAAATGGAACCCCCAATTTATTAGATAGATTCATTGTCGGGGCAGGGAACTTGTATAGCATGAATGATACAGGTGGTAGTTCCGACGCTGTTGTTGTAAGTCACACCCACACTGGTTCAACCGCGACAGGTGGTGCACATAGTCACTCGTGGTCGGGTTCTAGACAACAAGCAGGTGTAGATGATGGTAACAATCAACGTCAATTTTCTAAAGGTGACAATGGTGGCTCGGATACTGTGACCAGACCTACTACAACACATGATGGCCACGTTCACGCTATGTCATTAGACAATACGGGTGTAAGTGGAACTAATGCAAACTTACCACCATACTTTGCACTTGCTTATATAATGAAATCTTAACGTCCATATAACCATGTATTTATGGTATATCTAAAGGTGTTATTTTTCAGTTCATTTGTATAATGTGGGTGTGTCCAGTAGGGGGGGAATGCCACAGCTTGACCTTTCTTTAACTTTATTGTAAAGTCTTGTTCGGGAAAACATAATTCACCACCATCATAATCTTCATTTAGTGCCATGATAATACTCATATTTCGAATTTCCATTGGATTTACATTCTCACCAGTCAATACACCATCCGTGTGTATTCTTGTAGGTCCGTGAATCTTCCTAATCTGATATCCGGAATCCCCGAAAATGTCAATATTATAAGAACGAAGTTCCTTTACAATATTTCCTACAATTTCAAATATACTTTTATCAAAGAATGTACGTTTGAAATTGTCAATTATATCATTCACTTTAAAAATTTTACATTCAACGTTACAATTTTTACCATACTTCTCTTCACGTAATGGTACTTCTTGAAATAATGATATCACTTTATCACACATTTCATCGGATACCATATGTTCGAATACGAAAATTTGATTTTTTGGTAACATTATATATATATCTGAAATTTTATTTTTAAATCGTTTCAATATGGGCTCATACAATCACTTAGAACTTTCTTGCGTAGAATTCCATCTCGTCGACAAATTGTATCGGAGGAGCAGAAGAAACTTCCGGTTCCCCTTCGTCCTTCCCATTGTCTATTTTCCCATTAGTAGACTCCTCCTCCGCCAGGAGACGCGCAAGTTCAGCGAGAGTAATGTCGTCGGAATAGTTAAGTGTCATTGTTTTTGTTTATTTTAAACAATATAAATATTAACTTAGGTTCTCAAAACATTTTTACATATGGGACACATATGTAAAAATGATCCAAACGGGGCTCGAACCCGTGACCTTGGCGTGCCTTATGTGGATGTGACTCCACTCAAACATACGGTGTATAAGCACCACGCTCTAACCAACTGAGCTATTGGATCAAAACTCATACATCGTGACGGTGAACCTCCCCTTCTTTCGAATTGTCGGTTCGATGAAGAGTTGGACTATCTTTTCTTTACCTCGTGGGGTACCTTTAACTTCTTTAGATTGTTTATCTATTATAGCCTCTGATTTGAACACAAACTCTTGTGTAGTGTAATGTTCTATCCCATCCTCCGTTACTACGACGACGTTGTTGGGTGGAGATGTTTGAGCACCCACAAACTTGGGATTATTGAACATCTCTCTGAACATACCTATACTATATCAAGATAATCCTCAAACTTCACAGTACCACCTCCACCGATGATAAAGTTCGTCTGAATCTGGGCATGTTCAAACGCCTCACGAGCTACCCGTTCAGATAGTATCTTATCATAGAGGCATGGCTCTATTTCGCGTGTTATAAAACTAGGACTGGTGATACAGACATCGGTGTCAGTATTTTGCTGTAGAAACTCTACAATATCCCAATAGTCGTCCGTTCCAGTTATGAGAACGAAGGCGTAACCATTCGTATCGTAATTGTTTTTGATTTGGTGCATAGAAATCTTATTTACTGTGAGACCATTCACGATATCGGTAACCTTATTGTAAATATTTCTCGTCATCATCTTTTCAGATGGCATTTCAACTAAGACGATTGAGTGGTCTGATACAGCCTTTGAATAAGATTCCTCCACGTATTCTTCAAACTTTAACGCCGCACTCCGCGCGCCCACGGACTCAAATCCCGTGATGTCATCAAACATAGTTTTGGCTATACCGATAATATTCGTATCCACTCTTTCATCGAGTGCGAGTATACCAGCACTCTCCATAGACTTATTTCCACAAAGACAGTATAGGCGTTCTATGTCCTTTAAACTGTGTACAGCCATTTCGAGTTTCATTGATTCACGTGAAAGTGTTGGCATTTCAGAACGATCGTTGATGTTAAGCCCCCCAAATCCATGTCTAAATCCAAACACATTATTACCCTGTGATTTTTCATATAAGGTAAGTTTATTTACAAGGTTATGGACACCCGGGCATGCGCCACCAGCGATCAGGATTCCAGTGTTCATTTATATAGTATGAAGAAATATCTCTAAGTTATTTAGATTTTCGTTTAAACAATAACTTTAAGAGTTCACCAAAAATGAACGCCTGTTGGGTCATTACCAACACCTTTGCACGATCAGTTTTGGGACTCAAGTCACCGTAACCCACACTACTCATCGTTGTAAATGAAAAATAGTAGGGATCGATAGCCGACCTGAAGCCAAACTCCTCTGGGTCCATCATACTATAAAGGAAACCATATAACAATGCAATAGTTATAATAACTCTAAATTTTTCAATGGGTGTCATTATAGTATTATTGAATATTTATTTCGGTCATCTCTCTTGATACATCTACACTCTTCCTGTTCTGTCCGGCAAACCACCTCGATATAAGTTTATTCTTATTTTTTTTGGGTGTTTCACATGCGGTTATAATACTCAAACCATTACATACATCGGGTTTGTGTTCCTTATTAGGAAATTCATCATTAAATGCGTGTATAGAAATTGCCGGAATATCGGGGGCATCATCGAGAAGTCTATCGAATTCCTCCCTCGCTTTTGAAACAAAATCTACCACGTCCACCCGATATTGGGTTTCAAGTGATAATTCCATATCTATGTTTCTGTAAAACTTTGAATACTGAATACACATCAAAGAATGAGATTCCGATAAACTTTGACATTGACTAAACTTGGAAATACTCGTGAGAATCCCCCCGACTACATTAAAAAAGGCAAAAATGTATTGAATAATCGTTACATTCATACGCGCACCTGAGCTCATATCAGAACCACCACTAGTTGGGGATAGGACAGCAAAACCACCAACACCCGTTAAACTTGCTATGATAATACTTGGATATGAAAGTCTATCATTCTGCTTCTTGTAATACAATCTAGCATGATTGTGAAGCCAGCGGTATCCAGCCGCCTTCTCTGCCCATTTGACTAATAATTGTTCTTGTTTGTCACACCAACAATGGGGCACATCCTCTTCACCCATATCTACTAAGTGCTGAGAATATTTGCACACTCTCTCGCATAGGCATCAACCGCCTCGTTCTGGGGATTTCCATTGTGGGCCTTGACCCACTTCCAATCGATGGTGTCCATTTTATGAGTGAGGGTGTCAATCTCAATCCAAAGTTCCTTGTTTTTCACAGGCGTCCCTGACGCAGTCTTCCACCCATTCCGTTTCCAGTTTTTTATCCACGTGGTGATTCCCTGTTTCACGTAGTTGCTGTCCGTAAAAATACGCACCGAAAGGATTCCCAATTCCAGACACTTTTCAAGAGCCTTTACGACAGCGGTCATTTCCATTACATTGTTGGTGGTGTCCCTCAGATTACCTCCAAGTTTCATACCCTCCCCAATAGCAGCCCAACCACCGCGACCGGGGTTCCCCAAACAACTTCCATCTGTGTAAATTTCGTACATACTTACTTATTGTCGTTCTTTTTTAACTCGTGATATTCAACAGCCTTCTTTGGGGTCTTACAAATGATGTCACCACAATGGTCTCTATTTTGGTAAACGGAGTTTATAGAGGTGGTCAGATCCTCACATGTCTTAACCTTCCAACGTCCCAACATGGGTTTCTCTACTTTAACAAAAATGTCGAGAAGTCTTTTGATCATTAAATTATCAATCTATATAAATGGATCCCGACTTAGGTTATCTAATGAAGGTTGTCGAGGAATATAAATATAGATTGACCGATGGTGAGTATTTAGAAATATGTAACGCTCTTAAAAATGCTCATCACAAAATTAAAGGACGAAATCGAGAAAACTTTTTGAGGAGAATCAGGAAAAGATTGGTTTTCGGTTTGGGTCTAGTTATTTTTTTGCTTCGTCCTGCTTCGTCTTCGCGGTGATTCTATCGGGTCTAAAAAAATTATTATACGGACACCCCAAACATCTTGTATGGCGAATTGCACATGAAAGTGCGTCAGCATTCTCCATACATGGTTTTTTCTCAGCTTTTTTTCGTTGTCGATAGGTGCGTTGTCTTCCGATGGCGTAGGTTTGACCTACAGCTATCATGATATTTCAATATAAATTTTAGTTTTTAAGTAGCCGGGCCGATCGGCGCAGGGGTGGCGGCGGCGGCCTAGTAAGTTCTTCGAATTTATGAACATACTTTGTAAATCTGGAATCACTACGCCCTTTTGCCTTATCATAAAAGGTCTGAATGAGTTTCTTATCACCCTTTTCCTGTGTGAGAAGATTGTAATAACTGACTGTAACCTCAAAGATAGACAGTGCCATAGTTTTACGAACTTCCATATCAGGGTTATTTTCTACGGTGCATAACATCATAGACAGAGTAGAAATCAATTCGGCACGTGAAAAGTTGCGCATTTTAGTTTAGAAAACAAAAAAATATAGGTCAACTTAGGCGTGCTAATCATTTTTAAACAGCATTGGTACTGTGCATTTTAAAAATGAAGTTTTATTTAATTATTTACTAAAATGCGGTAAGCAATTTAGTTGGAGAACGCGAGGCCACCCATACCCGATTGGATGCGGAGGACGTTGTAGTTGGTCGCGAACATGTGCATGGAGGTCGCGCCATTTTGCGCCGCAACTGGGGTGACCGCAACCTGCGCGTTGTCGATGCGCGAGAAGTTGCAGGTACCAGTTGGCTGGTGCTCCTCTGGCTTGAGCGCGAAGGAGTACGAGTAGATACCGGGGCAGGGGGCGCCAGTGTGGTGCTGGTAGGCCTGGACCTGGTTGAAGTACTTACCCTTCTGCTCCTTGAAGCGGTCTTGGCCGTTGAGGACAAGCTTGAAGGTATCGAGGGGACCGGCGACCTCCTCCGAATAGATTTCGTTACCACCATCGGTGCCGAGCTTGAGGAGGGGGGAACCCTGCGCAGCTGGGGCAATGAACGCATTGGAAGTCGCGATGGTCTGGTCGGACTCAATAACGACGTTCGCGCTGTCAGAACGCGTGGTGAAGTTCCACAGGGAGCTCACCGCAGCTGGCTTGGAGAAGCACCACACGAGCTCCTTAACGGGGTGGTTGTAGGAGAGGCGGACCTGCTTGGTGGAATCGACGGTGTCGACACCAGTGTGCTGCACCTGCTCGATGAGGTACTCGTGGCCCTTCTGGGCGAAGCGACGACGCTCCTCGGTGTCGAGGTAGATGTAGTTCGCCCATACCTTGAAGACGTCGGTGTAGAGGTAGGTACCGAAGTCGGACGCAAGGTCGAAGTCGATGCGGACCTCGTGGTACTGGAGGGCGATGAGGGGGAGGTAGAGTCCTGGGTTGCGGTTGAAGAAGAAGATGAGGGGGAGGTAGACAGTCTTCGTGTCCGCCGCGGTGGTCATCTTACCCCACGCAAGCTTCTTAGACTCATCCAAGTAAAGCTCGGAGTACATGCGCCACCACTTCTGGTAGTGCTTGTCGATGCGCTGACCACCGATGGAAAGCTCAACGTTGTTGATCGCACGCTCCGCGACCCAGCACGCGACCTTGGAGTCGGCCGCCTTCGACTTGAGTTCGAGGTACATGTCACCGACGAGATCACCGTTGCGCGCAACGGTGACGGACACGCGGCCACCACCGGAGGCGGTACCGTTGACGGTCTGCTCGATGTTCTCCATCGCGAAGTTGGTGTGGCGCTTGTATTTCGCCTGGAAGAAGGTCACCTCAGGGTTACCGGTAAGGTAAACATCCTGGGCGCCGTACGCTACGAGTTGCATGAGACCACCGGCCATTTTGAGAGTTGTTGTACTATATACAGAGAAAATAATTCTGCGAAATTTCGCGATCCAATTTTTCTCAGTCAAGTTTAAATGTCGTCACAGCCTGAAGAAGAAATTGAAATCGAAGAAGGAGAAATTGTATCCGACACGGAAACCGAAGAGGAGGAAGATCTTTTCGAAGATCATGGAATTGAAGAGGGAATTGACATGGCGGAATTTATGGGTTCTCTACTCGCTACCCCAGAAGGGGATACAGTATGTACAGCCCTAGTCAACATTGGTCTTCAACTACAGAACCAAAATAAAATACTCATAAAGATTTTGAGCAAGCTTCAAAATGCTTAAGGAATAAAGTATAGTAAATATAAATGGAAGAAACCCACTTCATCGACAAGGAACCTAATACTTATGAAGCTTTGGCGGAACTTCACAAGCAACAAATCCGTTCGATGAATATGGAACAAATTTATAGGACGGTTGATTCCTTGGAATTTCGATGGGACCTGAGGACGGGTGATTATAGGAACGCCCGTGAGTTGGGGTACAGACAGTACATTCATCCTGATAATTTCAGTATTGAGGGTAACCCCGAACCATCGAGGATAGACATACTCGCGATCAAAGATATCAAAAATCGACATCGAAGGTTTCTTTCCGATCTAAAGAACTATATCCGGGAAACGAAGCTTCATAAGAAGGAATCCGATGATGTCGAAGTCCCCCTTATTAAAAGGGTTAATAATGTTTTCAAACAGGTAAATGATGGATATGAAAATATCCGAAGGCACTATACATCCTTTGAGCGTGTCGTCAACCCCACCGCGATACCCCAAATCACCACAAGTGCAGATCCTTCCACTATGGATGAAGATGAGATTGAGAGTGCCACCCCCTTCCAGAAATGTCTACTCTACACCCTTGACCAGACCTATAAGTCTGGGTACAGACGATACAAGGGATACTGTTGTGAAGAAATTAAGACCATCGAAGGGTTTCGAACGCGTGCATGGAACCCAAAGTTTACCATCGAGGACTTTGTACACTCCCTCTCACAGAAGGATGACGACTTCAACAACTGGAAAAACTTCACGAGTAGAGGTTCAGTATTCAGGGATGTAATTGAAAATGTGTCAAAGTGTGTCGATCACCAATTTCCGCAGATCGAGAAGAGACGACACGTTTGGTCCTTCAGAAACGGTGTATTCGTTGGTAAACAGTATATCGCGGAAGATATATACGATTGTCGGTTCTATCCCTACAAGAGTAAGGAGTTTATGTGCCTCGACCCCACCATTGTGGCGTGTAAGTACTTTGACCAGCAGTTTGACGACTTCCCGGACATCGAAAGGTGGCAGGACATCCCAACCCCCTACTTTGATAGTGTACTGAGGTACCAGAAATTTGAGGAGGAAGTTTGCAATTGGGCCTATGTCATGGGTGGTCGGCTCTGCTTCGATGTGAACGATATGGATTCGTGGCAGGTTATCCCATTCTTCAAGGGTATCGCGAGATCCGGAAAGTCCACCCTCATCACCAAGGTGTTCAAGAAGTTCTACGAGAGTGAAGACGTTGGGACCCTCTCGAACAACATCGAGAAGAAGTTTGGACTCTCGGCGATCAAGGACTCCTTCATGTTCATCGCCCCAGAGGTCAAAGGTGACCTAGCCCTAGAACAGGCGGAGTTCCAGTCCATCGTTTCGGGGGAAGATGTTTCCATCGCGGTGAAGAATAAGACTGCTATGTCTTTTGAATGGACTGTCCCAGGAGTACTGGGTGGTAACGAAGTTCCAAATTGGAAGGATAACTCTGGATCCGTTCTCCGCCGTATTTTACCTTGGAACTTCAGTAAACAGGTGCAGGACGCAGACCCCCAGTTGGACAAGAAGCTTGATAAGGAGTTGCCCATCATTTTATACAAGTGCGTCAAAGCGTATCTTGAATACTCGAGAAAGTACAACGACAAGGACATTTGGAATGTGGTACCTGCATACTTCAAGAAGATTCAGAAACAGGTGGCGATGGTTGCGAGTACCCTGACGAACTTCCTAGAGTCTACAAATGTCAACTTTGGTGCAGACCTATTCGTCCCACAGAAGATGTTTATAGTGGTGTTCAATCAACATTGCCAAGCGAATAACCTTGGGAAACATAAATTTCACCAGGACTTCTATGCCGGTCCATTCAGTTCTAGGGAAATTGAAGTAAGGGATGAGGTTGTAACCTACAAGGGTAGGACCTACCCCAAGCAACCAATTATATATGGGTTAGATGTAATCTCCGAAGACGCCGTGGAGTTCTCAGATAACTTTTAAAAAAAAAATACTCACCAATAGTAATATGAGCCAACAGGCCAGGGAATTTATACGAAGTTCTGGTGTTGAGATCACACCAAGTAATTCTTCTTTCCCCCCTCGACTAGAAAGAAATATTGTAAACGATACCAAATATGGTGAATTTTCTGAATTTTTAAATAACGAAAACGAAATGAAAAATTTTTTGAATGAGGTGGGTGCGCCAGAAGTTGTACCCGTCACTCTGAGTAAGTTAAATTTAGGGATGTTTAATGCCACAGTAAACAGGAATTTTGGACCGGGGAATCGTGTAGATCTTAAAGCCATACTTATGCGACCACCAGTTGGTCGAACTCCCATTAGTGAAGGTCTTTATGTAGACACTGAAGACCTTCGCGGTGTGTACGGTCAATTTAAGACTGGTTTTTCTCACACAAAAAATTACGGACCAAAGGGAAATATAAACCTAAACTTTTCTACCGTCCAAATCAAATTGAAAATCTCTAATGACATGGAATCTAAGGGAGGCACCGTGAACATCTATAGAAACGGTAAGATTCGGTTTTCAGGGGGCTTCGTTGGAAGTGATATTTCCAATCAAGCTGAGCTTATTCGAAATTTCGTCGTAGGGAAGTATACAGAAAAACAATCATTCTTATACAATCCATTTGAGTACAACAATCTCAGTGGAACCTTTATGTTCAATGGTATATTCACGGATATGGTGAAAGTTGCGAGACTTCAAAATAAGTATGAAATATCCTACGTTTCCTACGAACCCGAGTTGGCTCCCTTCTTGTATATGACATTCAAGAATCATAAGTTCATTCTGTCCAAATCTGGAAACATACAGATTTCGGGAGCCAAGAATCCCAAGGACATGATGGAGGCCTACAATGCAGGTGGGGAACTTATTCAGATTTTATATCGAAATAGTCTCATCAATGTGACAGGTGTATTTCCCAAAAAGGCTCAAAAGACGACGAAAATCACAATGCCCCGTGCTCGACCCACCAAAGCGACCAAACCACGTGGGCGTCAAGTCCGCGCCCTCGTGTTCATGATTGGTGCAAAAAAGTGTGTGAGTCTAAAAAAGGCTGAACTCCTAGACATGGCCAAAAAAATGGGTATCGTAGACATAACCAAAAAAACATCGAAGGTGGAGATATGTAAAAAGATTGAAGCCAAAAATAACAAAAAGAACGTCACATTTAAGAACAGTGGTAAAAATGTACGTCTCGCGGGTACGGGTTCTAAATTCCGCGTTGGTAAAAAAACGTGCATCGATTATCCCAAAAAGGAACTCATCCGTGTCGCGACTATCCTAAACATAGCCATAGACCCTAAAGAAACCAAAGTTTCTATATGTAAGAAGATTGAAAAGGCTCGGAATGAACTGGCTAAGCCAAAGCCAAAGCCAAAGCCAAAGTCCCCAAATAGCAACAATAATAACAATAATAACTTTGCGGCAAATTTAGAGCGGACTATGATTCAACAAAATGCTCTTAGGAAGAGACGACTCAATGATAACTCTATCCGAAAGGATCTCACCAAACTTTATGGGGACAAATGGATGAAGAGATATAAACCTTCCCTGAACCAAGATGTAAGGAATGTTAAGAAGGAAATAAACTCTATTTCAAAGGTAAACAAAAAGGGTGTACCTTTCAAGAAGGATGTCGATGCCATCAAAAAGAATATGGTTTCTCAGTGGAAAATGCAGAGAAAGAGGGAACTCGAAAAGAAGTTTTACATGAACACCGCAAACGTTACGGGTATCGCCTATAATTTGAAAAGTTCATATCGTCGCGCGGTTGCAAACTACGCCATGAACCAAAAGAACCCCCCAACCAAAAAGAAATTGGACGACTATAGAAAATATTGGTTAAAGTTTAGAGCTAATATGAATGTAAATAATGCACGAAAGAAGTGGAACACTGTCGCCAAAGCCGCCCGCGGAAGAACTTCTTTCCCGGCTGGAACTAGGGTTGAGAAAGTATAATCACGGTGTCCGGGTAAATGATGATACACGGACATGGGGGACCCGTACAAACTCATGGATGGAGATGGCTAGGGAGGAATTTCTAGATGGCATAATCTACGTGGCAGCCGACTATATTAGAATTGGGAGAAACGGTAAAGAACATAAGAGCCTACTTGAAATAGAGTTTAACGACTATTACAGGAAGGATGATAATAGATTGATTATGTATATTCTGGACAATTATACCAGAATTGATAGCCCGAAGCACAAGAAGATGATCAGCACTTTATGCTCTTGTTTATAATCTTTTCAGGTTCCGCAGTTTGTTTGAGATGTATCGTGTGATAGGAAAAATCATACTTTGGGAACGTTCGTTTTATTAAATCTGAAAGCGTAAGGGCATCTATGAAGCGGGGCATCCCCGAACACACTGAATTTCGTTCAACTTGGAGAAACCTATCCTCCAATTGCACGAACTTTTTTAACTCCTGACCGGAAACCCCGTCCCCCCTCATCCGATTGTACATCTTCTTAGACATACCTTGGCTCAGATAGAAGTTTTTAGAAACATCCACCTCCTCCGACCTGACAGTCTTCTCGTAGATCATTGAAAACACAATTATACCCGCTATGATGTAGAACATCTTAAAGTATACTGATATTATTTATGGTGCATAATAGTTAGGATTTCGTACTTTAGCACCAGACCAACCCCCTGGTGCGGGCCCACAATTACCACTGTTATCGTACATTCTACATAATCCCCCTGTGCGCATGTATGCTTTACACCAACCACGTCGCCAACATTCATTGTCACAGTTTCCACGCGTATCTTCCCACCTACCACATAAATCATGACCTTTATGAATGAACTTAGATGGACAACCGTGGGTATTACATTTTCTACTCCCAGTCTTACCATTGGCACCACCCGGACATGTTGAACCACCATCATCACCCTTCGTTTTCACAATAAACTTTCTAGTTGAAGTTCCCGTTCCACATCTTCTACTGCATCTCGACCACCCAGTCCAACTACCAATGCTCCCCTTACACACCTTAAATCCATCTTTGTTGATATCGTACACACATGCCTTACCGCCATTCTCAGCCTTTCTAAGTGTAATCCAATCACGCTTTTGGCTACCATCCGGCTGTTTATCATCTTCACTACAACCAGCAGAACATTTAGACCATGGACCCCATTTACCCACACAGTCCACGGGAATCATGGCCTGTAATGGGGGTTTAACCACGGGAGATGTGGGAGGGACCTTTAGATCGAGTTTAGACTCGGGAGATATTGAACTGACCTGTACCGGTGTTGATTTATTCATAGTGAAGTACACACCAGTTACCAGAGAACTTACAAGTAATAATATAACAAGTATCAGTAACATGTATTAAGGTAAGAAAAAAAACACTAACCACATTGTCGACAACTCGGTGGATTTCTCCTCGTCATACCACAGCGACGTTCTTCAAATTCTCGGCGGACACACGGCATATCACCTAGGTCTGTTATTATCATTTTTCTAGTACGGTTTCGGACACAGTCATTTTCCACAGTCGCGGGAGAAAATTCACTCCAGGGTCCCCAGTAACCTTTAGCTCCTTTACAACCTTGGATTTGGACCACCTTCTTAGGGGTGGGTCCCGGTTTTTCACTTTCACTCTCAGTATCAATTCCAACTACGGCATCACTCTCGGTAGTTGGTCTGGGTCTATACATCATAAAAATACCGACTGATATAATTATTAAAATAGTGACAGTCACTACGACTAACATATTTTAGGTTCACATAATTTTCACGAGGTCCGCCACCTTATTGATGATGTTGAACAACTTGTAGACGGAGTCCACGTCCCCTGGCTTCACAATCTCAAGTTCAATCTGATATGAGGCCTCCTCCTCCGAGTCCATATCGACGTTGTCCCCCGAAGAGATGGTCATATCGATGCTCAGGTTCTTGCGCACGAAAGAGTGGCGCACCTTGGTTCTTTTTCTATCCATCTCATACTCCCCAGAGGTGGGGATCTCCCGAGCGATGCACACCCTCACATCAAGGGGATCGCATTTGAAGTCCTCCTTGACGACACTGATCTTTTGGATCATCGTCTGCTCCCCCGTGTCTTCGTTGGAGGTGATCCGCACGTTGCTGTTATCGTTATAGTACACGTCAGACTCTGTATAGTTGGTGGACTCCCACCCATCATAGTTCTTCAACCCCTTTAGGACGCGTTCCCAGGTTTCCTTACCGACATTGGTGTCGAAGAGGGAACCATTGTGCTTCCCAAGGCGAACTTCAACTTCGATATTCTCTTCAGTCTTGAGGGCCTCGAAGGAGGGGAGGATGGTATCGGTGATGTGCTTAATATCCATTATGATTTTTACTTAACAAATATACTTTGCGTCATTTACTTAAGCCTTTTTTATCGATAAAATGTAATGAAGGGTTTTACCAACCTTGGGAACACCTGTTATTTTAATACAGCTGTTCAGTGCCTTCTACATACACCAGTTCTCACAAACTACTTTTTGAAAAACCCGTACGAGGGGGAATGTAGATTTACCCAGGTATATTCTAAATTTGTCACCGTCTATTGGACGAGTGGTCGTCCAGAATTATCTCTCTTGACACTCCTAGCTAGATTCCGAGAAGAGTTCCCACGTTTTAAATCTAGGGAGCAACACGACGTCCAGGAAGCAATACTGTGCATCATAGACATTCTTGAACGATCACAGCCTTTCATAAAACCGTGGTTTTACGGTAAGAAGGTTCAAGAAACTATTTGGCCCGGTGGCAAGTCAACGAGTGAAGAACCTTTCAGTGTTCATTTGGTAACTTCCTATGGTAACGAGTTGGGGGAGATGCTAAAGAAGAGTATGGATTGGAATGTACTAGAAAACTTTGAGGACACCGAGGGTAAGGTGCACAACGTGGCTACGACGCGATCCCTCTTTTCGGAGCTCCCCCAAGTTTTAATGATTTCATTTGACACCAAGAGTAACATCAAAATTATAGAGACTATTATTATCGATTCATTTGAATATAATCTCGTGGCGACCGCGCTTCACGAGGGTGATCAAAATGATGGACACTATGTATCATTTGTAAAATGTAGAAACAAGTGGCATTTTATAAACGATCATGATATTAAAATATGTCCATTACCTGAAGAGGCTGGATTCTACTTTATGGTTTACAATCTAAAAACTCCTGAATCTTGATGTCCTCCCTAATATTTACAATCGTTCGGTAGAATGTCCTTCTACCATTGGGGTGCGTCTTATCCGTCCTCCTCTTTAGGGGTCTCCACCACATACGCTTCCCATCGTCCACAAACTCACATTCAACGATGGCCCCTTCCTCAAACCATGGTTCATTCATGAGATCCATGGCAACTTCAGATTCAAATACCAACTTTCCCTTTTCTTGGACATAGAGTCTCCACGCTAGGGGACCCCCAACGGTGCCCGGCACTTCCCATGAAGGTTCCTTCTTCATGAGAAAATCCACCGTATTCTTTTCCTTCGGTTTCCACTTAAACATCGTCTCATGGGTTCCAATCCTAACTGGTTCATTCACTGGAGTGAAAACGAGACCATCGATACGTTGAGTAACGGTGGGGAGGTACACATCCAAGAACTTGTCGTAGTCCCTCATTTGATGAAACGTCTTGACTTTGAGACGGAATCTATCACTTTTCATGTAAATTATAGACCCGGTTACAATCTTACACGCTTCCAATCTTAACATCAGATTCAAATCCCAAACTGGTTCACCATTGGCAAAAACCGCGTCATATACCATGAGGGTATTCTCGTACAATTCTCCATCGAGAATGGTTCCCTCATAGGCCATTTTTTTCAGATTGATTGAGACTTCAAACATGTTGAACGAACGGTTGACAAAGAGACATTTCTTTTTACCTTGGAACATAAGGGCAACCATCATATATCTCTCACCATCCGTCTTCTCACACACTAGGTACTCTGCACCCTTGAGAATTGGGAAATGTCGGCGTTCAATTGATATAGGTTGGGGTCCCGGGAAGTAGTCCTTACTCTTCCAACAGGTGTGGATATAATTCACGACGTGTTTGTAAAGTGGTGAATTATTACCGATAGACATATTTTTATGTGTGTATAAAACTTTAACTGACTTTTACACCTGCGGCGTTTAAGATGTTACTTATACATTCATGTGTATACATAAATGTTAACTTAGATGCTGAAAATGCATAAATCTTCGTCCCGCTTTCTTTAAATTTTTCAAACATTTTGGGGGTAATTTTCCAAGAGCCAGACTTTTTGTCTTTGATACTCTTAATTACATTCTTAGTGTTCATCATCCAACAAGACGAAGAAGTTTGGTTCACGATGTAGATATCATCTGCGATTTTCTTACCAATAGATGTATCAAAGTGTAGACCCATTTGACTAACAGGTTCATTAGATTCACTTATAACTTTAGTTTTGAAAAGTTCCCAATCTACACCTTCCTTAACCCCGGGGAACACCAGACATCCCACACCCTCGTGGGGTTGAAAACATTGATTCAATGATTCATCATCTACACCGATACCAAAATCTATGAAAACAATACGATCACATTTTTTCATCTGCTTTTGGATCATATCAGCCTTTTCATAAGGATCGTCATTGACATACACAATCTCATTATTAATATTTTTTTGTATACAGTGAATATTGAGTTTGAGAATGGAATGAAGTGTCTTCACACTACAGGATTTCGACCGGGTAACAATTATGGTAACAAGGTTCATAGTCGTATATATACTCTAAACCTTAAGCCTATCATTGAGACAAGCACTAAATGGTAAGTTTCCAACGTGGCCAAGAGTTGTATTCACATCTGCGTATATTTTACCATCAGCTTGTTGCCAACGGCGGCAGAATGCGTAGTCTTCGGAGAGGTACCTACGAGTCTCTGGGTCAATCATACAATCAAAGGCGGCGTGGTAGTCGTCAAAATCCCTGTTTTGGTGATCATTCTTACACCAGAGTTCTGGAAACTTTTCTTCTAGGGTCTTGAAAACCGAACGTTTAATAACCATGAAACCTGTTGGACCATCTAAAATTTCAATAAATCCATTCACAACGGGGCGATTTTGAGCTCCAAAGTTGATTACGAGACTTGAAGACAACATCGACATATCTCGGTCGTCACCACCCTTAACAGCCTTGGCGGCTTGGTCCCACATGACGACCTTTTTGGGGTAGCATGCGACAGAAAGATCGTGTCCAGACCTGACGAGACGGACTACTGATGCTGGGTCGAAGTGTATATCGGCATCGATAAACATAAAATATTCACAGTCAGTTTTTTGCATGAAACGACCTACTGACACATTACGGGCGCGGTGAACGAGTGATTCATTTTCGGTTGTATCGAGATAAAGTTGAATTCCCTCTTTTATTAAAAGTAGCTGAAGCTGAATAATACTAGACATATACTTCTCTAAACATAGGCCACCATAACATGGTGTAGAGAGAAACAACTTGGTCATTTTCTAATCTACATCTTTAACCTCTAAGTGTTTTTTTATAATACCCTCTATCTTATTTAGTGTTGGGATAGATACCGAACACTTTTCACACATCTCCGCCTTTGTAACTTTACTTCCCAAAACTATGTGAATAATTGCTGATGCAACACTATTTGGTGTTTTACTCATCAAATCCACACAATCATCAGTTGCGTTACACATTTTATTACATCGGAATCTTTCATCCCTCGTCACTTCAAAAGAGTTTAGCAAACGATTCATCACATCAAAGGCTTTCGTCACGTAATTTTTCTCAGTTTTCCCCGCTATAGCGTCTTGGAATATTTGGGTTGTCCGGCTAATATCCTTAGACTGGATACCAAACATATCCGCAACCTCCTTGGTTGTCCGCGGAAACTTTGCCAATTTACATGCATATAAAATACAGTTTGCTTTTATACCCAAGCGTACAGCGCCACGTGTCAACTTCTCATTATTAAATTTCCTATACATCATCTTGGCATCCTTGAGGATTGAATCTGGTAAAGTGTTACACGCCTCATCGATGTCCTTATACGCGTGAAAAAGAGAACGGTCTTTATGATTCATAGACATATGAAAGTTAATTTTAGCCATACGTTTATTTTCGTATGTTGAAGAACGCTGTGTTGAAATAACAGTTCCCTTCCCCCAATTTTGTGAAAAGAGCTCTGGGTTTGGGTTAGGATTACCACATCTGGATGGATCATTCACTTTTCCATCGTCCGTCATCCCACTCGTCCATTCTGCGGTATCATCGATAAACCTGTCATCTACAAGTCCACATTCTGAGCAAGTTGGTAATCCTTCGGGTGAAATAATTTTAGTACCCGAGCATTCACGACATATATGTATATTAACTGGCTTTTCTTCGGTTTGTTTTGGTAATAATGAATCTAATTGAGTCCAGATAGCTGCCAGCATCTTTTTTAGATACTGTATTTTTTTTTACTTTTTCAAAAACGCATTTACAGACTTAGGCTTTTGACGTGCATTTCAATCATATCAACTGTTTCTTTAAAACTTTTCCCCCCTGAAGTTGAGGGTTTCCATCCAGCCCATTCTTTATCAATCATCTCATGCCCGGGTGGTGGGGAACCTTGTATTTCACTGTCTGATACGATGAAATCGTCTAAATCGGAACCAGATTGACCCTCGTCGTATATGTCACTGTCAGTGTCCTCGACGTCAATCTCGGAATAGTAAGCAAACATATCAGTGCCAAGGGGTTTCATTTCCAGATCCTTAAATGTCGTCCCACTTGGGTAGTGCTCCATGAGACTCTCAAAGGGTGCGGGGGACAGTTCCCCGTCGTCTATTTTGTAGACACAAGCGGACTTATAAATAAGTTCAGTTGGATTGAGATACCGAACCCCGAGGGTCAGGCCGGTGTTCATTCCAACGACACCGTACATTTGGTCTTCAACACCGTCTTCGTTTACAAATAGTTTAACTATATCATTTTCGTTTATTTCAGATGGTACAATCATGCTTAGAGTTTTCTCACAAAAAATAATCAGGGATAATATCACAGATGAAAGTTATTATTTACTCGAAGGAAGGATGTCAATATTGCGACCACGCGGTGACCCTCAGTGAAGCGGAGGGTCTCGAATACGAAAAGATTTTGATAGAAAAGGAGGAACTAAAAAAATTATGTGGTGGCAGTATCGATTCCTACCCTCAAATATTTATTGACGGACGTCATATCGGAAACTACTTTGAATACCAGGAATACATTGAAGATGAATACGAACCCATCCTAGCATCAACCCTCGATAGATTTACTGTCTTTCCCCTGAAGTATCCTGAGCTCTGGGAACTCTACAAGAAGGCTCAAATGTCCAATTGGACAGCGGAAGAGGTAGATCTGTCTAGTGACATGGAAGACTGGAAAAATTTAAACGATAATGAAAAGAAATTCATCAAGTATATCCTGGCATTCTTCGCTGGTTCCGATGGAATTGTTTTTGAGAATATCAATAACAATTTCGCCGATGAGGTACAAATCTCTGAGGCCCGTTCATTCTATGCATACCAATGTCACAATGAAATGGTCCACGGGGAGACGTACTCTAAACTAATAGACAAATACATCAAAGATTCTACTGAGAAAAAACACCTCTTCGAGGCTATACAAACCGTCCCCTGTATTCAAAAAAAGGCCAACTGGGCCCTAAAATGGTTCGATACCAAGTCCCGAACCTTCGCCGAGCGCCTCTTCGCATTCGCCTGTGTAGAGGGAATCTTCTTTTCTGGGAGTTTCTGTGCCATCTACTGGCTCAAGAAACGGGGCCTGATGCCCGGCCTGTGCTTCTCGAATGAACTTATTTCTAGGGATGAGGGCCTCCACCAAGAGTTTGCCGTCGAGTTGTTTAAACAACTCCGTAACAAACCTTCTACTGAGGTTATTCACTCCATAGTTAGAGAGGCTGTGGAAATTGAAAAGGGGTTCATTTTGGATGCCCTTCCCTGCAACCTCATAGGAATGAACTCTGAGAAGATGTCCGAGTACATCGAGTATGTTTCGGATCGCCTTCTCAAGCAGATTGGACAGCCTACACTTTGGGGTTCTAAGAACCCCTTCGATTTTATGGAAAATATCAGCCTGGATGGAAAAACCAACTTCTTCGAGAAGAGGGTAGGAGACTACGGAAAGATGGATGACACCTCGGATGATATTGGGTTTGATGAAGAGTTTTAATTAGTACATTGTTCCGTCAGAGTCAAGGGCGTGGGACTCGAGATTTCGACCACTGTCAATTAGGTCTATACTTGGTTCACCAAAATCGGGTTCTGGGGATGGAGCGTCAACCATGGGAACTGGTGCTGCGACAGAAACCTTTGTTCCCTTCTTACCACCACACCCACACCCTGATTTCTTCTTACCACCCTCCTTTTTCACGTTCATCATAGCCCAAACGATGAGAGTGAAAACGATCGTGTGAACAACGAGACCAAATGTAGATGGACATCCATTTGGTGTTGCGATACTTGGACCAAGTACTCGCCTGACGAGGCGGAAAGTTTCAGGGTTGGCAATGACAAAGAATGTAAGACCAGAAATTATAGAAATTATAAATTTGTCCTCCTGTTTCTTACCATCGCACCCACAGCCACAGTCTTTAAAGAGACCCATTATACTTTTGATATATGTCAACAAAAAAACTTACTTAAAGTCGAGCCCCCTAAGATAGATATAACCAACCAACAATGTCGCTCTCTATTCAACAAATCTCCGAACTTTCCCCCGCTTCCGTGGGCTTCTCGAACCTCCGTAAGAACAAGAATGGCGGTAAAACCGTCTACCTAAACGCCGGCGGCAACAAAAAATGTTATCTTCAACTCCCCTTCATGCGATCCCCCTTCGGTCTCAGTGCCTTTACTGACGAGGGGACTGGACGCACCACCTACTCCCTCGATCTCTCGTTTGATCCCGATAACGAGCAGGCTATGGGGGTGCACAAGACGCTCTCCGAGCTCGACAACATCATCGTCAACACCGTTGCCAAGAACTCTAAGGAGTGGCTCGGTAAGGAGTTCAACGTCGCGGTTCTCAAGGAGGCTCTCTACAAGCCAATGGTTCGCCCAGGTAAGGAGCAGTACCCTTCTACCATGAAGCTGAAGATTACGACCAAGCCCGATGGCACATTTGTCCCCGAGGCCTACACTATGAACCGTGAGCCTACGACGGTCGACGCCATCGAGAAGGGTCAGAAGGTTATGTGCATCATCGACCTCAGTAGCATCTGGTTCATCGATAACAAGTTCGGTGTCACCATGAGGCTCAACCAATGTCTATTGGAGCAGTCTACGAAGCTCCCGTCCTTCGCCTTCCAGGGCCTCGATCTCCCAGAGCCAGAAGATGAGGACGACGAGGAGGAGGTTGATGAGGAGGTTGATGTCTAATGTCCCTAAAAAAAACAAAAAAAATCCAATCTCTATTGGTAAGAAGAAAAAAACTTCTTACGAATAAGTAAGAATGTCCAACATAGAGAAGAATCTCAAGAAGATTCTTAGAGGAAAAAAGGGGTGTTCACCCCAAAAGTATTTACCTTCAACAAAGAAAGTTGGATCTGGAGAGTATGGAAATGTATTCAAAGGGAATGTGAATGGGGATGGTAAGAGATATGTAGCCTATAAAGAAGTTAAGTTACCTGGAAATAATACAACCCTCGCTGAATTGCAGAACTATATCAAACAAAATCCAGCTCGAATGGAATACACAATTGCGAAAAAGTTGAAGGGCTTCGGTGTTCCAGAAAATTACATATACAAGACATGCAGTGATAAAGTCATCATCTATATGGAATACATCGATGGTGTAGAATTAAGAAAATGGTGGAATACCAACCCAACATTAGAACAACAAAAGTCTCTTATAGTTCAAATTATTTACAATCTCTACAGGATCCATAGAAAATATCCAAAATTCAGACACCACGATCTTCATGGAGGCAACATTTTGATAAAAAAGGTACCCGAAAAGAATATCAAAGTTGAGTTAAACAACAAAACGTATACAATTTCAAATGGTGGTATCGAGGCTGTGATGATTGATTTTGGATTTTCACTCTTCCCTCGTATAAAAAACCCTTTGATAAACGACAATTACTTTAAAAATATTGGAATTTCCAGAAACTCTCACAAACTATACGATATACACTTTTTCTTGAACAGTCTTTACGAAATGACCACGCAAACGAAAAACCCAGGGGTGAGGAATTTTATCAACTCTCTCCTACCACCCATGTATTTGGGTGCCAGAAGCACGGTTATTAAAGACTTTAGATTGATTGGCACCGACCGTAAAAATGTCGCTCACACCTTTTACCTACCGGGGTTTGAAAATATTTTATCTAAACCCTTCCTCACGGGTGAAACCAAGGTTTTACCCCTACCAAAGCCACGAAAATTTGTGAAACCCCCCATAGCTCCAAAAAAGAAATCCAGTACACCAATCAATAAGGCGGCTGCATATGCGAAGGCGGTAGCTGTTATGAAAAAACAACGGGAAGTCGGTCCCCGTTCCCCCAAGCCAATCCCTCGCAGACGGATGTGATTAAAGCACGATCTTGAAGACGCGCTTAGTGCCCTCATCAACTTCGGAGAGTATCTTAAACTTTGGGGTCTTGGTGAGCTTCACCCCATCCTTAGTGACGAATGATTTCATCCGTTCAACTTCACCACGGGGCATTTTCCTGGTGTACTTGAGTGTGACATTCTTAGTTCCAATAGTAAATTCAGTTGAAGACATTTTAATATTTACCTATAATAAAATATGATTGCTTTCGTGATTCTATTGATTGTTGTTATCATGATTCTCATGCGAACTGAACGGGCTCCACCAAAAGACGGTAAGAAATGGACGGTTTACGGGACCATGGGTTGTGGATGGACTCGTAAGCAGTTAGAATATATGAATAAGAAAAACATACCTCATACGTTTATCGATTGTGATAAAGAATCATGTGCTGGTATGGATGCGTTCCCGACACTCGTAGACCCCAATGGTAAACAATTAGTTGGATACAATGAAGTTTAGAGGCCACGGATGACGGTCATGGAGATGGCGAGAATGAGGGCATCCGTCAAGTTCTTGATAGGCTTGAGGATAGAGATGTGCTTCACGAGCGACCTGTTCCACACGAGGCGGAGGATGAAGGTGCTGATGAGGATTGTGAGCACGAAGATGAGAATTTCAGAGAGAATGTCAGACTTACTTTCGGATTTGGAAACCTCCTTGATCATTTATTAGGGGTGGATATTTTTTTTTCTATCCCTACTTCAAATGAAAGACCTCCCCCTGAGTGGGTCAGAAAGTAGGTTTACAAATAGGAGATGGGGGACAAGTATAGGTATAGGTAACAATAATTGTTATGCGTACGCTGTTGGTGACTATGAAGCCTATCGTTGGCAGAAATCTATACCAGGTGATAGATCTGGATTGTCAAATGGTAATCACACCTATACCCACTGTACAGGTCTCCCAAACCGCGTCGTATCAGACAACCCCAAAAAGGTCTACAAGGTTGATGCGAATACAAAATGTAAAAAGGGCTACTTCAAGGTCATGATGTTTGTTTCCCCTGGGCGACCAACTAACTATATTCGTCAGGGTGACTTTCACTTTTACAAGCAACATAGTGTTGTAGAATACAAAGTGAAGCCCGGGGACACGATAAAATCGGTGGCTAAGTTCTTCAAGGTACCAGAGTCAAGGATAAAGAAGGCTGGAACCTTCAAAACTGGGAAACGCATTGTATTCAAAGCTAACGTATTCAGTCACAAGAGGGGGTGGGCTACGGGTCCACTTCTGACTGACGCCAAGGGGGGTATGATAAAAGATCCCCGCAAAGCTTCTAGGAACTACCCAGGTCTAAACTATGAGAAGTACTGTAGTTCATTCTGCGTCAAGAATTCCGGCATCAAAGTCGGAAAGACTCATCCCAAGGTCCGATAGAATGCTATCTAAATCCATCAAATTTTCGACACCGTCGAAGGACAAGTCAAAAAGATCGATAACCTCCATTGTAGTATTTTCATTCAATGACACAGTATTTGACACTGCTGTGTGATTGTTCTGTACTGTGACTGTAATTTTAAATTGCGAAGCATCAAAAACTTTTCTACATACGGGACAAGTATTTTTACCTTTATTTTTCCATTCCTGTAGACAGTGGGAATGAAACATATGTCCGCATCGAGTCGGTGGATTTGCCCGAGTCGGCTTGACCTCGTTTAGACATATGGAACATGTTGACATTCTATAGTATGGGTGTAAAGTTTTTTACCAAATTTAGCTCAGTTAGTAAATCTTGGAGGCGTTGACAAGTGGTTTGTTGCAGTCATTGCAGTTGGTCTTCCCCTGCTCGTCTTGGATCTTAGAGAGCATCTCTGGTCCAGACTTTTGGAGCAGCTGGCGGTACGAATAGTTGTCCTCGAATGAAATATTGTTCTGTTTCATCACATAGTTGTTGAACAGTTGGGCTGACGTGTTTATGGTGAAGCATCGACCATCGGCCATGCCAAGTCGTTGAGACATCTTTTATTAAAATACACCTAGAAATTAATTTGTCTATTGGATATAGTTTTCATCCATGACTCAAAACCTCTCTCTTTCAAAACCTTCACAAAGGGGTCACACCTGTACCCCAAAAATATATCAAAAACATCCGTCTCTGTAGTTCGAGAAACCCTAATCCTGGGGTTCTCGTTGATGTGCTGATTAATTATATTGTACCCAAATGCAATTTCTTTTAGGGTCTCTGCCCCAGTGATTATAATCTTCCCTGTGCTGAAGATACTGCAGGTAATCTCCTTCATATCATGGGCTGGTTTGAACTTAATCTTAACCGCCGAATATCTATCTGGTTCAAAAGACACCTTAAAAATGTCATTGTACCTCTCAAACCAATCTGAAACTTGCATCAGGTTAATGTTATAATTGAGACTGAAGTTCGAATTGATCATTACAACCCGGAAAGATTCCACTGGAGCTGTGTTGGTCATACCCAAAAAGTTTTTGAAAATGAAAATAAGTTGGGTGATGATGCGCTTACAATCGAAGAGATCACAACACCCTGCAACTTGGATACTTCCATTTGGGAACACCTTTACAGACTTCGTACTGTATGTATCGTGGTAGGTAAGTGTGACCTGATTGTAAAATGTAGTTGGCTTCAATTTCCATTCAAATCCATCCATCTTTGATCCTTGTCGCCTCATCTTGTAGGAACCAATCTTCTCAAAGGTGCTCCGTAATCTGTCGATATCAATTTTTTGGACAAAGCTCGAGACCATCGTAATTGTGGTAATCTTTATCCACGAGGGTTTAAACTCCTCGGGTAATTGATTTCGAAAATCATTTATAGTGAGGAGGTAGGAAAAACTGTTATTAGCGATTGAAGAGTACATACTTTTCACGTAGACAGGAGCCACTTAGGTGTTTAAAGAAACAAAACGTCTTTAAATCAAATGACCTCCTTTTTTAAGTCTGCTCGACATATTTATGACGTGGAGTCTGATCTTTCATATGTTGAGATTGAATACGAACGCTATATTAGAAGTGTAGGGCAATATGCGACTTTTAAAGATTACATCAATACAGAGCCCCTCGCTGATTGGGTATATTTAGAGTCAAACACACAATCTATTCAATACGAAAAATTCCTCGACGCCATGGTGAAAAAAACATTGGAGGTGAGGCAGCGGATGTGTGAAGTTCTACTTGAAAATACATTGGCATACGAGCGGATAGATAACGTTTATCTTCGCCTCTTACACACAAGTAAAATTTTAGATCCTACATTTCAACCACCTCGTATAAATAAGGAGAGTGCTTGGCAAGTGGAATTCATGAAGAAATTCTGCAACGAATCTATACAGGATATCATACAGGGATGTACAAATATGTCACGTCTGTCATATTTCTTTAACGTTTTGCGTACAATAGACCTAAATACACCATTATGATTATACATAAAATCATACCAAACATTGGCGCGGTAGGTTCACCGACACTGATAATGGGAGCACTCTTGATTTTCTTGGGTGCAACCCCACAATCTATGTTCCTACGGGGGTGGATATTATCGAAAGTGGCTCGAGAATCACCCTCCTTCTCAGTGCTACACAGACCATATTCACAGAAAACACTGCCAGATGCCTCGACTTTTTTTACCGGACGAACTTCCTCAAAATCCTCAAAATCACCTGTCTGTCTCACACCTCCTGGAAGGGAGAAATCGCGAGAGACAAATGGGTTCACGTCGTCAATTGTATCTTGGTCACTGAGCATAAACTCACTCATTATTAGTATTACTTCAGATTATATTTTTTGTCTGTCATTTTATGTTTGTGTTCATTCCACATTTCATCAAGATCCACGTTTAGCATATGGGCTAGTTGAAACAGGTAACTAAACACATCCCCCATCTCCATCATGACATCTGTTCCCCTCTCCTTTTTCAAATTCATCTTCTTGAAGACCTTTTTGTGCTGACGGATAGCTGATGCTAATTCTCCAAATTCTTCTGTGAGAAGAAGCCACACAGTATCAATGGCTGCCCTATCCCAGCCCTTCGATTTACATACTTTTTCAGTTTCTATTTTATAGTAGTTGAGACTCATCACTTATCATACTTGATACTCCAATCTTTAATTGATTCCAATTTTGTTATTGAAATCTATCTTTTTCCCAACTGTACTCGTGTTTAGTGGTTGATCTAGGGGCATACTAATAGTATCAATATCATTGGCATATGCAATGTATTGGGAAACACCCGTTTGAATTTGGGATAACGCCATATCGATGACCCGCATGTTCATGACCTTAACTTGTTCCTTAACCTTGGTGTGGTGATCCCCGGAGTTGTTTATGAAAACGACCCTCATGATACCATACAGGTCATCTGGGTTTTGGTAATCGATAGAAATACCAGTCTTATTTTTGAACGCTTGACGAATCCCACGCTGGAGAATATTTCTATTGAAATCCGAAAAGAATAGAGTATTCAGTGGAGTCTCACACTGCTTGATGGATTCGAGAATCCCCATTTAATATAACACCCGAAAAAAAATTATCCGTAGATACTAAATGTTAGACTACGCTGACTTCAATGAAGTCTATGCCAACAAACCCCAAAATGTCGAGAAAATTCCATGTGAACCCCCAGCCTGTTTCGTTGGCTCGTATGCCCCAGTAGCCAAGGCTGGGGAGACTGGACCATTCTTCGTGAACACCTACCTTCTCCAACCTAACCGTAAAATGGAGGTTGCTGGACCAGTCCCCGTCCGGAGCAAAGATCTCGAGTGTGGGAAGTAAGTTAAAAATAAAAGTGGAATAAAAAGTATATGAGGGTCACTAAACGCTCAGGTCGTATTGAGGATATGAAATTTGATAGCATCACCAATAGGATCAAGAACTTAACGTACGGACTTTCCGAAACTTGCGATTCCACGAAAGTTGCACAACAGGTATTCTCATCCCTCTACGATGGCATCACCACCCAAGAGATTGACACCCTCTCTGCTGAAATCTGTGTTGGTATGATCACCTCGGATCCAGATTATGAAACGTTGGCCACCCGGATTATCGCGAGTAATATCCAGAAGGTTTGTCCAAACAACTTCCACATCGCCATGAAGAAACTTCATAAAGCTGGAATTGTTACAGAGGAAGTTGTAGACGTTGCCCTAAAAGTCAAAGATGATATCAAGACCGAGAGGGACTTTGACTTTGGGTACTTCGGTATCAAAACCCTAGAGAAGAGCTACCTCCAACGCCTAGAGGGAAAGCTCACCGAAACCCCCCAATATATGTTTATGCGGGTCTCTATTGGTATTCATGGTACCGATGTCCCCGCTGTTCTAGAGACCTACGACAAAATGTCCCAAGGCTACTTCATCCACGCCACCCCAACACTCTTCAATTCCGGGACACCCCGTCCACAAATGTCCTCATGCTTTCTCATCGCCAACAAGGCAGATAGCATAGATGGTATTTACGGGACCCTCACAGAGTGTGCCCAAATTTCCAAATGGGCGGGGGGTATCGGGATGCATATCCACGATATTAGGGCCAATAAATCTCGCATCAGGGGAACCAATGGACAATCCGATGGTATCATCCCAATGCTCAGGGTTTTCAATGCCACTGCGCGTTACGTGAACCAAGCTGGTCGCCGGAAGGGATCCATCGCCGTCTACCTAGAACCGTGGCACGCCGACATCTTGGACTTCCTAGAGATTCGCCTAAACCAAGGTGACGATGAAGCGAGGTGCCGGGACCTCTTCTCAGCCCTGTGGATTCCAGACCTCTTCATGAAAAGGGTTGAAGAAGGTGGGAAATGGTCCCTCTTCTGCCCCGATACAGCTAAGGGGCTCTCCGACGTCTATGGTGATGAGTTTGAGGAGTTGTACCTAAAGTATGAGGAGGAGGGTCTCGCCACCACCACAGTCCCAGCCACTGAGGTGTGGAAGGCTATTCTCAAGTCCCAAACAGAGACAGGTACCCCTTACATGCTCTACAAGGATGCATGCAACAAGAAGAGTAACCAGAAGAATTTGGGCGTCATCAAGAGCTCCAATCTATGCACGGAAATTATAGAGTACACCGACAAAGACGAGACTTCGGTATGCAACCTGGCCTCTATTGCCCTCCCCAAGTATGTCAACGTGGAGACCAAGACATTCGACTACGCGAAACTCCACGAAGTCACAAAAACTGTAACGAAGAACCTGAATAGGGTCATAGACCGCAACTTTTACCCAGTGGAGACTGCGAGGAACTCAAACATGAAGCACCGCCCGATCGGTTTAGGTGTACAGGGTCTCGCCGACGTTTTCATCCTCTGTGGTCTCCCCTTCGATTGCTACGAATCCCGCCTCATGAATGTACACATTTTCGAGACCATGTATCACGCCGCCCTGGAGGCGAGCTCTGAATTGGCTGAAATTGATGGTTCATACGAAACCTTCCAGGGGTCCCCGGCGTCGCAAGGTATTCTCCAACAGGATATGTGGGAGGGTGGGGTTAGGATGAGTGGTATGTATGACTGGTCCGCTATGAGGGAGCGTGTGAAGACTAAGGGACTGCGGAACAGTCTCCTCATGGCTCCCATGCCCACAGCCTCGACGGCCCAAATTCTAGGGAATAACGAATGCTTCGAACCCTACACCACAAACATTTACCTGAGGCGTACCTTAGCCGGGGAGTTTGTCGTGGTCAACAAGCACCTAGTCAACCACCTCAAGGAGGCCGGTCTATGGTCAAAAGAGATGAAGGACCTCATGGTTAAGGCTGGGGGCTCAATCCAAAATATTGTAGACATCCCCAAGGAAATTAAGGATCTTTACAAAACTGTGTGGGAAATTAGCCAAAAGTGTATCATCGATATGGCAGCCGACCGAGGACGATACATCGACCAATCCCAATCCATGAATCTCTTCATGGAGAGTCCCACGATGTCTAAACTTTCATCAATGCACATGTACGCATGGAAATCCGGACTAAAGACTGGTATGTACTACCTACGATCAAAGGCAAAAGCCCGACCAATCCAGTTTAGTCTAGAACCAGATTGTGTGGCGTGTTCGGCTTAAAGTTTTGAACCTATATTCAGTTAGAAAGACATGGACAAGGCAATCGATAACCTCCAAATCAATGAATTCAATAATAGAAAGATTGTTCTAACCACCAAACAAGGTACACCCCTTCGTGTCCAATTCCCTCGGATGTATATGCCATTCGGGGTCTCCGGTTTCACCCCAGAGGTTGGACCCACCAAGTACAACATAGACTTCGCAATCAAGGGATATGACGAGGAAGACAGCTATATGAAGAAATTCTATGAGAGTGTTCGCAAACTTGAAGATAAAATCATTGACGCCGTCGTCGAACAAAGTGAAGTAATCTTTGGAAGTCAGATGTCTAAGGAGGAACTCGCTCCGATGTTTAACTCTAATGTGAAAATGTCACCCGATAGAGAACCAAAATTCAGAGTAAAGATCGATACAGATATTGACGGAAATATTAAACCAAATGTCTATGATGCAGAAAAAAATCCTAAAAAGGATGAAGCAATAAACGGTCTGTACGCAAGGAATTCAGGTCAGGCTATTGTGGAACTCAATAGCGTGTATTTCTTGAATAAGAAGTTTGGGTGCACATGGAAAACCTACCAACTCGTCGTTCACGAGCCACAAAATTTGAAGGGATTTCAATTTATTCTTTAGATTTAGATTTATTCAAAAGCAAAATACTATATACTTTCTGAGCCTCCTTAAGAAGTTTACCCTGTACCCTGGTAAACCTCTTTGGGTCTATGCCTAACTTTAATTTAGCAATTTTCACTGAATCTTCCCACTTGGAGAGAGTCATTCTTACTTTACATCTACATTTTCTTGATGAGCTTCTTGTAAGCCGCTGTACCCTCCTTGGGCTGGAGCTTGAAACCCTTCTTCGCTGGCTTGAAGACCTTAACCATCGCCTTCTTACCCTCATCCTTCATGCGCTTGAGCGCAGCCTCACTCGCCGCCTTAGAGACGATGCGGCCATCCTTCATCTTGAGGTCTTTCTTTTCAAGACCACCAGCGGTCATGTCAGCAGTGCCATGGAAAACTTCGGCTCGGGAACCAATCATCTTTATATTACGCCCTGAAAATTTTCTTGATGTCCAAGATTGAAATCTTGTCGTTTATCCGCTTTACAGGAATCTGGGTTTTAACCCTCTCATCGTTCAAAACCTCCGAACACACGATGGACTTGTGGCCCTGGAGGGCCATCATCTCTTCTTCGACACTCAAAAATGTCTCAGTCTCCCTGTAGATCATCTTCTTCACGTAGACCGCTTGGGTCTGACCCGTTCGGTGAGACCGACCGATTGCCTGAAGCTCAGTCGCGGGGTTCCAAGCTGGAGCCATGATGTAGACCCTGGTAGCCTCTTGAATGTTGAGACCTTGACCACCAGACTTGATCTGGATGATGAAGACCGACCCCGGTGGTGCCCGCTTGAAATTAGTCAACTGGGTGCACCGGTCCTCCTTGGAGACGGACCCATCTATCCTGAATGTAGGGCATTCCAATTGACTTTGGATGTAGTTCATTTCACCCACAAACTGACAGAAAATCAGAGTCTTCTCTTGGGGGTGCCCCCCAATCATCTCGAAGAGGGTTTCCATCTTGTGGGAACGCCCAACCCACTGCTCAGGCTTAGTCTCATTCTTCTTCGCAACCCCATCCAGGTACATTTGGGGCCAGATCATGCACTGTCGCGCCCGGAGAAGGCACTCCAAAATGACCATGTTCTTGTAGTTGAGACTGGTTGCCGCCTTGAAGGTGTCCTTGATCGTATCCTGGGCCTCCTTGAAGACAAACTCATACATATCCCTCTCGTCTGGGTACATATCCAGTTCCACATTCTCAAAGTAGCACGGAGGGAGGCTGAGACGTTCGTTGATCTTAGCCAGGTCATCCTTCGTGCGACGGAGAATGTAGATGTCCTTGATCTTCTTAGTCATCCCCTGCACTAGGGACTTATCGATACCGAGGAACCGGCAGAGGGTCACAAAGTCATCCATTGAGTTGAAGACTGGGGTACCAGTGACAATCCACTTGATGCCAGATTGAAGTCGACAGACACTCTTGGAGATCTTCGAAGACTTGTTCCGAATCTCGTGGGCCTCATCCAACACCACCCGATCCCACTGAACCCTGTGGAGGGGGGTCACTGCCTCAGCCTTCCCACCCTTCACACTCAATAAAGAATAGGGTGCGATCGTGACATCGTGATCCCCAAGCTTTCGGTCAGGTCCATCGAAAACCCCCACAGTTAGGGTCGGTGCAAACTTTGCAATCTCCTCAACCCACTGGGTGATGATAGACTTGGGTACGATGAGAAGCGTACGTTCTTGGGGGTTACCCAACATCGTCGCGATCAACTGGATCGTCTTTCCGAGGCCCATCTCGTCACAGAGAAACCCCCCCTTGGGTCCCGACGGTTGTTGTTCCATTGTAAGCATCCAGAGAACACCTTCGCGTTGGTATGGGGCGAAAAGCCGACCATTCAGGGTGTTCTTAGCATGTGTGTATTGTTCTTCAATCGTCATTGTAGGGTTCTTCGTCGGTGAGTGGTTCAATCTCACAGGGAGGTGGTGGTTCAGGTTCCTTTTTCTTCCGGGTCTTCTTCAACTTAGGTTGTGGAAGTTCATCCAGGTGTTCTCTAAAGTACAGTACTTTGTCCCAAAATTCCTTCATCACTGGGAGGTAGGTCTTCCACCACTCTCGGTCACGGGGGACATTGACAACGTCAAATTCCTCCGGTCTAGGCCAATTAGTCTCGGCTGGTTTATATTGAATGAAGTCAGCAGATTCCAAGTCTAAGATCTCCATACAGAGTTGAAGCTGAGGCATATAGTGCTCGGGGACCTCCCCAGGGATGATTTTTCTTTGGGGTGGACACTTAATCTCCACCAGTTTACCAGATTCAGTTACACCATCTGGGCTCCCACCGAGCCAGTCATATACGGGATGGGGACAGAGACCAAGTTCATGGACAACCTCTCCGTGTCGCTCTTCATAGAGGATCCTCGCCTCGTCTTCGTAGAGCTCACCATGCCTGGTGGCTGCATTCCCCATGAACTTCTCACCAAGACCACACTTCTTTAGGAGAAGTGCATCGGGTGTTTCATACTTATTTTTACCAATGGCCGTGGCAGCATCTGAGGCTGTTAACATCTTACCACGGAGAGCAAGCCATTCTTCAGATTTCTGTGCCGCATATTCTCGATCTAAGGCAGCTTTAACATTCGGATGCATATTACAAATTTATGGACTATTACTTTTAAGTTCTTCCTGTTTTCTAAGCTCATCTTTCACCTGAAAGAACATACAAGCAGCATTTTGCTCAGCTTGTTTTTTACTCTTCGCAATTCCTCTACTCATACACGCGTTCTGAATATAGATGTCTATGTAGAAGAGACCCTCATACTGACCGACCACTCTGTACTCCGGGAGCTCCATGTTGTTCACTTGACAGTACTTCATCAGGTGGTCCTTGAAGTTATCGTCAATCATGATGATGTTCAAATCCACAATGTTGGGGTCCGTAAAGATTCTCAATACAAACTCTTTCGCATGGATGAGACCAATATCCATATAGATGGCTCCAATGAGGGCTTCGAAGGCATCTTCTAGAATTTTGGGGTTATTGTTCCATCCGTTACGCATCCCTTTCTCATCCATGATGATATAGTTCTGAAGTCCCAGGTGTTTTGCAATATGTGCCAGAGTTTCACCACGAACGAGCTTTGTACGAGCCTTCGTGAGGAAACCTTCCTGGCGACTTTCGTACCGATCGAAAAGAAACTTAGTAATAACGAAACCTAGGACAGAGTCACCAATGAATTCTAAAGTCTCGAAAGACTCAGTAAATTGTTCATATTCTTTTAGAGCAGATTTATGAGTAAAAGCCTTTTGGTACAAATCAAGGTTTTTGATCTTTGTACCAACAAGTTGTTCGATTTGAGTTTTTTCAACAAACATTCTTACTATAAGGATGTGTTATTTTTTTAAGCCTTTTCCTTCTTGATGTAGTGAGGGGAAAGGAACTTTTGGAGGTTAAGGTAGGTGACTTGCGTATCAGCTGGTGGGGAAAGAAGCTCCTTGAGTGTATCGTCAAGGATAATTTGACGACCGTTCTCGGGGTGCTTGAGGCCCTTCTCGATGATGTACTTGTTAATGAACTTGGTCACCTCAGAACGAGAGATGAGCTCGCCTTCTGGGAGAGCCAGGAACTGCCTCAACTTAGGTGTAATTTCTTGTTTGCGGTTGAAGCCGTTGTTCTCAGACCGCTTCTTGGCCTTCTCACCATCCGGGTCCTCTTGGGTGTTCTTGACCTTGCGGACGAGCTTGGTGAGAGTCTTGATGTCGTTGCGGAGAGCGGCGAGTTCGGTTTGAATGGTTTCGAGAGACATTATATCTTTCTTACAGGTGAAATCTTTAAGTCAATATTTTTTTATATATCTCTATATTAATGGATGATAAGATTTACCCAGAGACGACCATCTCCAAATATATAGATGAAAATCTTCTGTTCAAGGATGTCAAGTTGAAAAAGTACTACGAGAGAAACGAACAGAGAGATTTAGGAAAATTCAGGGCGCGTTTACATACCAAATATCCAAACAAAGATCTTGAGAAAATTGCGTATGTTGTGATCACTGATTCCATTCGAGATATCATTTTGGAAACTGTAAGTGAAATTAACAGAGTTGTGAAAACCATGGGGGACCTCATCATTAGTGGCGGTGAAGCATTTAACATGTATGTACCCTATGAGGACCGCATTGTCACCAGTGATATCGATGCTAAGTTTGTTCCCCGTATGCAGATGAACTCCAAATACTTTGGAAAACTTCAAGCAGTCAAACTTATCTTGTGGAATACATTGGGGCAAATCGCGAAAAATCTCAACATGCGTGTAAAGAATCGTATCATCGCGATGAATAAGAAGAATCCCAAGATTTTCAAATTCACTGGTATTGGGTTCAAACAGTCTGGTCCCTATGTCACTAGGAGGTATACACTCATCAAGAAGAAGAAAACCCAAAAAGGTAACATACCCTCAAAAGGTGACATATTCATCGATGTGGAATTGTTCGCACTTGACCTCAATATACGTTTGTATTCACCAAAGTCTGGTCGTGTTGAAGATTTCAATGTTGGTGGAATCCTAGACATTCCATTGATGAGACCCCAAGAGTTTGGATATGAGGTTGCTCTAACGAAGCGTAAAGGTATAACATACCGAAATGTAGTCACAAATAAACTTATAGTGAACAAAAATGTCTTTATAGCGGGTAGAGACTTTTTAATTGAGGATATCTACCTCATGCATAGACTCAAACTTCGTCCCGAAAAGAAGGAGAGGGACCGACAGCGTCTTGTAAAACTAGCACAGATGGTTGATAAAAGTATCAAAGGGGGTAACTCAATTGACGTGATCTTCGGGAGGGTTAAGAAAAAGATTGTCAAAAAAACACAACGGACCCCACCCATCGGACACGTCTCTGTCACCAGGGCCACCAAGATTAACCCAGCGAGGTATGCATATTTCACTACGAAACCATCAGATGAACGTTTATCCAAACAACTCGTACACGGACTAAAACCTGTAGTCAAAAACACAAAAGTTGAGGGATATCAAAATACAAATGGAAATAAAAGATTCAATCTGAATTCACTCACGTGGAAAACGAACAATAGAAATGCGTATGTGAAGAATGAATTCAAACTTCGTACAGAGCAGGCTCTAAAAATTCCCAAAAATATAAACACGTCGAAAACTCTGTACGGGTATAAGGCTCGTAGAAATAACTGGGCTCCAAATTCAGTTCTCAGGGGAGCTGCAGCTATACCCTTCATCGGTTTAAAGAAATGAGACATAATCCAGGTATAACATGTTATACAATCCCCCAGTAAAAGGTGATGATGGTCTCTACTTTGTCAAGGCATTGACTGATGAAAAGCGTAAGTGCCTCGTGCAAGTCAATGGTGTTAAGGTTGTAGATGTATCAGGGGAGTTTGTTTTCGATCTCTCCTCTAACGATAATATGAACAAGATCCAAGAAGTTGACACAGGCAACCTCGTGGCAGCTGTCGAGAATTGTGAGACTTGGTTTAACCGAAAACTATCAGATAATGTAATCACGTCGGCGTATACCTCCAGCCACCTCAGTCAGGAAATCACAGGCGACCCCCTCGATGTCACCAGGGTATATGATTCTAAACAGGAGTGTATTGACATTGAATCTGTACAACCAGGTAAAATGTGTGATGTTATCCTCGAGTTCTCTGGACTTTGGTTCGCCAAGAAAAATTTCGGTCCATCTTGGAATGTTGTTCAGATCAGGGTTCACGATGACCCGATCACGGATACATACCCAGAAGGATATGCATTCACCGATTAAAAAAAAATAATATAAAGATATATAAAAGACAATGAAGAACGCTCGTGTTCAACAACTTGTGATGATCGTGGCCGTCATGGTTGTAGTGTACTTCCTATTCAACTGCATGGACAAATCTGACTACAGCATTAAGGAATATGCCGCCTTCCCAGGTGCTGGACCATCGGCGGCTCCAGGTGAGGCCGGTAACGTTGGCATGAACAAGGGTACAGGGCTCGCGTCCTCCCTCCTCCCCCGGGAAGTTGCCTCTGATGAGGACTTTGGCCAATTTGCCCCAGAGGACATCCTCAAGGGTCAGAACTTCCTCGAGCCCCGTCAACAGGTTGGTTTCCCAGAGACTGTGGGTGGTAACCTCCGCAACGCGAACCAACAGATTCGCGCGGATCCCCCCAACCCCAAGGACCCCTTCGTTTGGAACAACTCTACAATTGTACCAGACACAATGCAGCGTGGTTTGTGCGCTTAAAGATTAAGTGACATAGGTATATAATAATGACCACTGTGCCTAATGAACTTTCGGAGAGCGTTTCAAAGCTCGTCGACCTTACAAAACAACTTTCAGAAGCAAAAGCTGATATCAAGATTCTAAACCAGGAGGAGAAGCGCCTCAAAGAGGCTGTGAAGAAGCATATGGTTGGTCAGGGTATTGATACCATTAACCTCAGAAAGGGTAAAATCAGTATCCGTAAAAGTGTCAGGAAATCTGGTATGAGTAAGGATGCAATCAAGGATGGACTTTTGAAGTTTTTTGCAGGAGACGAAGCAAAGGTCGAAGGAGCCCTAAATGCCATCCAGGATGGATTAAAAGTAAAAGAATCTACCACAATCTCATTAACTGGTATAAAGGAAAAACCTGAAAAAGAAGATAAGTAGTACAAATGGTTTGGAGCCAATATGTATACGAAGCAACCACTGGCCTAGAATCATATGCCAGTGATGACGAAGAATTTAACGATGACACTCCTCTGAATATGCATGACTGGGAAGTCAAATACTCAGATGAACTCACAATGTTCTGGAATATGATCAGAACCTTACTCGAAGACGCCAGTATCACCTACTCAGGGGACTACTGGGACTTTGTAGAATTTTGTTTTACGGAACACGACGGTACTATGACGCGGGTGAATTGGGAATACCAGGAACAGACCATATGGTTTGAAGAACGTCTTAGTCACATTTGGAGAAACCTCAGACGAAGTGTGATGGAAAATGGACTCTATGAGGAAATGTTCAGGGGTGCAAATGTATACGATTTCATGGACTTTGCAAAAAATAGTATCCGTGTATATTAAATGCTCCCAGACCTCACATCTCAAAAAGTTGCCATCCCCGCCGCTCTTTTTTTGGCGCTCAGCCCAGGTGTTCTTCTCACCACAGACGGCAAAAAGATCGCTTTCAAGAACGGGAAGACCAACCAAATGGCTGTGCTCTTCCACGCTCTCGTGTTCTTCCTCGTGTACAGTCTCATCGCCAAGGCTATGGGTCTCGTCCTCACCAAGACCGACCTTCTCGTGACCACCACCCTCTTCTTGGCTCTCAGTCCAGGTCTCCTCCTCACCCTCCCACCAGGGTCTGGTGGCGTCGTCCGCTCTGGTCAGACCAGCCTCCCAGCCGCTCTTACCCACGCGGTGGTGTTCGCCCTCGTGTTCGCGATTTTGCGTCGTCAATTTCCTCAATTCTACTAAATAAGAGGATGAAGTATCTCGTCTTGGCACCCGCTTCTATGGGAATTTATTCACTTATAGGAGCTCTAAAGGCGAGAGAAAGTAGTCTCGTTGACGTCAAAGAAATTTCTGGATCGTCGGCGGGTTCAATCATCGCTCTATTCTTGGCGGTGGGAATGTCTGTAGACGAAATTCTGAAAATATCTTTGTCCCTAGATGTTTCACAATTAATGAAAATACGGATTACCTCATTCTATAGTAAATTTGGATTTGTCGATATAACCCCAATCAGGAAAAAGTTGGTGGAAATATGTGGACGTGACCCAACATTCAATGAATTAGATATGAAAATATATATTTCAGCGTTTTGTTTAAACACATCTGAAACGGTGTACTTCTCTAAAGATACCCACCCAGATATGAAGGTTATAGACGCGGTGTGTATGAGTATGGCAGTGCCAGTCATATTCGCATGTGGTACGTATGGTGGAAATACGTACATTGATGGTGGAACAATGGAACAATACCCACTCGCACCATTTTTAGATAAAAAACCCCATGAAATTACTTGTATTAAGATTAAATTAAATAAAATTTTTAAAGAAAATATATCCAATCCAAAAGAATTCATAGAAGCCCTAATTTTATCCACATTATCAAATAGAACTGAATACGATAAGTCTATAGAAGTTGTAGAAGTAAACGTGGGAGATACAGATATTTTTAATTTTAGTATGACCTATGAAGAGAAAATTAGATTATTTAATATGGGATATTTGAAGTGAATACTTTTTTGTTAGTTTAAGATATATGATAGACGCGTGTGATCCAGACGCGGATATGGAAACCCTTCGAAGGCTGATTAAGCTGAATACAGGGGACAACCTTACACTAACAAAAAAAGAAATGTGTCAAGTGTATGACGAAATCCAGGATGGGAAGTTACCCCTCCCCCCTTTGATCATGAGTTCAAACCGAACCTATTTGATTGATAAAAAGTCACCACTGAAACCCGGAGACTATGATGTTCTATTCGATTCATCGTCGAAACGTAGCGACCTCAAGAGGATTGCACGTAAAGTTGGAATCAAACGTTTAGAACAATTGACGAAAATTCAAATCATAGATGCCATCGGTAAGAGGTTGCGTTACATGAACATTCATGAACCTGTCAAGTTTGCGAGAAGACAGACTAAGACTTCACCCCCCATGAATTTCAACAACACAGCAGTGAACAACGTAGCAACGAATAACGTAGCAGCGAACAACACAGCAGTGAACAATAACGCTAACTTGTTGAACAACGGGTTCAATAACAACGGGTTCAA